ATTGGTAGGCTGATATATTTCCAAATGAGGGTATTCTTTAATCATTTTCTCAAATACATTTCTTTTAATTAACATACATCCAGTTGGGGCATGAGTGAGTTCCATTAATCCTTTGTCCACGGTTATTGAATTAGGGTCCTCTACTTTAACAGGAAACGTAAAACCTGCTGTAGCCAAGTCTTTTTCATTACTGATAGCATCTTCTTTAGTGTTAAGTCTTCGCCATATTTTATCCCAACTTAAAAGTTTCATAGGATAGGGTAAGCTAATTATATCTTTATCAAACTCTAACATTTTAAAAATAGGCTTGTGATCAAAATCAATGTCAGAGTCTATAAACAATAAATGAGTATATTTATCTTCGTGATTTAAAAATTCTGCTACACATAAGTTTCTACCTTGTGTAACTAAAGATGATTTAAGTAATGTAAAACTACATTGTATTCCTTCTTTGGAACAAGCCATTTGAAACTTTAACACAGCTTGACAGTAATGCATACTGACATCACTATGACAAGGAGTACATACCATTATCTTGTGAGGTGAAGTACCTAAGTTTATTTCTACCATTTTATTTTCTACCTTATTGGTTTTAATTGTTTGATAGGTATCATCATTTGCTGTTTCGGTTTTATCTACGTTAAACCATATTGGTTCATTTGGCTTTGGCATTAAGAGCTCCTTTTAAAAATGTTTTCCACGAAGCAGCTTGTTTAGGCCAAGAATAATATATCTGAGTGTAATTAGCTTGAGTGGTTAAATGACTATGTATCTGCGGCTCGTGTAAAGTTTCTGCAGCGGCAGAAATACCATAGGCAAATTTTTCTGCTAACGCTTTGTAATTACTGTCATAAGGAATATACATTGGAAACTCTGCTCCAGTTTCAAACAAAGCTCCATAATCGGTTACAATACTATATAGTCCCGCAGACATTGCTTCTAATAAAGAAATACAAGAAGTCTCTTCGAAAATACTAGGATAAGCATACATATTATAATCTGGTAAATGTTCTCTAATATATTCATTTGGTTTATAACCAATGTAATTTACATTGCTTAAAGACTCTGCTTGGTCATATAATGCTCTATAGTTATAATCATTTTGTTCATGAAACTCTTTACCATATACCTCACATGAAGAATAAACATCTAAAGTAATTAATGGGTTTTTAATTAATTGCATTGCACCAAGTAAAACAGATAATCCTCTCCAGGGTGTGTTCTGATGAATTATTCTAATAGGTTTACCCTTTTCATAATGTGGAGATTGTTTTATTTTCTCAACTCCATTTTTAATAACCACACATTTTTCAGTGGGAATACCAAACATCATTCTAAATTTTTCATAGTTCCAATGAGAATTAAAAACATACCAATCATATTTGTGATGATTAGCTTTATTTTTAAACCACGGATATAAATTAGGTTGATCGTAAGAATTTTTTTGCCAAAGTACATTAAGTTTATTAGGATCAAGGGGAACTTTACCTGGTACACTAGTACAAATTTGTACTTGATCTAATAAATTTTTATCTACGTATTGATGTAGAAAACCTAGTTGTAATTCAGTTCCGCCTTTAGGGCTTTGGTTTCTTATTTTCATTCATAACTTTCTGGAAAACATCCAATCCTTTCGGTGAGACGTGAACTGTAACATCTGTTACAATATCAGGACCCTCTACTTTCTCTTTAGACGTTTTGCCTGTTTTTGTGTTTCTATAAATTGTTATTGTTGTGCAATCTATTTTATGTATATTATCCGTTTTCATTCTCTCTGTTTATAAGCGCATAACTAACTACTACTTCAAGTTTATTAGCAGTTTCTGCTTGAGCTTTTATAGCATCTCCTGCTTCTAAATTCAACCCTTGTTCTGTGGCATTGACTGTGCTTGTAGCAGGTACATCCTTTCTAAAAAATTCTACATCTGTACTAGCAGATGAATCTCTTAAATCACAATTAACTAACACAGCTCCTGTGCTGTTATTAGATACATATACAGATTTTATAATAGCTATAGCAGACGTAGATATAGTTAAAAGAGTTGTCATAGCCGTTCCGTCTAATATCTTAGATGCGTTTTTATATTGTATTGTCATGATAAAAAGTAATTAAAAGCGTCTTGTTCATTTTTTAAATCTTCTTGAAAAGAAAAATTAAGTTGTTGTTTCATTGTAGTCATTGACTCAATGATTTGTCTTTGATTTTCTACGTCATATTCTTGTTTAGGTTCAGGTATATAGTTAGTTAATTTAGCCATTACGCTTTATTTATTTTTCTTAATGTTTTAGCAAATCTAGCTCGTTGACCTAATTTACCTTTAGCCTTAGCTGCTTTATTTAATTTATCTAATGGAATCTTTTCACCTTTTTTAATCTTTAAAGCTTTCCTTAATGAACCTGGTTTTTTTATTGCTTTTTTAATATCTAATGTTTTAGCCATTATCTTCTCCCGTCTGGTTGTGCATCCATTCTAAAACTACCATAACGCCAAGTTTCACCCGTAGCGTCGTTCTCTATTTTTAATGATAATAATCTTCCTCTTGCTCTGGTATCTACTTTATCAGTGGTGCTAGTTATTGTAAAGGGACCTAAAGGGGAACCAGATTGAATATCAGATGGATAGTCTGATATAAATAAAGTTACTTTAGAGTTTCCCACTAAAAATTTATAGTCTGGCATAAATCTTCTCATCGACATAAACAATTCTCCGTCATCAATATCAAAGTCTCCAGATCTTATAAATGCGTTTATTGAAGTAGTGGTTCCGCTTTTTACTTGATCGTTTCCTACTTCGTGTGCGTAATATACCGATGCTCCATACTTGTTGGTAATACCTAATATATCTGGAAACACTGGAGTGGTTGTAGATTCATAATCCGTTGCATAAGGTTTAACAAAAACACCTTGATCAGCGTAAGTAGTTCTATCTAATGATGAAGTAGTCCAAACATTTTCTTGATAATTGTAAGTCACACATCGATCAATTTGATCAGATCCTGATTTAGGATAAAACCAATTTACTTCAGTATATAAAGAATTTGGTGAAGAAAAAATTACATCAGATGAATTGAAATTAAGACCTAAATTTCCATTCTGAACTGTAAATACAAAGTCTTCAACTAAACAAGGTAAGGCTTTGACAGTACCATCATACATAAAAAACCCACCTTCATTAGACATCCAATATATAGCACCGTTGACATAAGAAGCTGCATGTTGTCCTATGCATCCACAGTTTGTGCCAACTTGTCTAACACTAAAAGTAAAAGGCGGACCTACAAATTGAATTACATAGGCAGCGTTATCTGTTAACACAAAAACATAATCTTTACCTTGTAAAGCTGCTCTAATTTCATTGCCAGTATCTAATCTAAATGTACCTGCGGTGTTAGTAGCAGTTGGTAAATAAGTATTTAAATCTTCTTGATTAGAAAATCTTACAAACATAGGATCTTGAGTTGTTGTGTCTCCAATAGTTGTTTCAGTTCCAAAATGAAACAAATGTCTATCTCGATCTGAGACTAATGTAAATCTGCTGGCTGTAGGATTGTTACCTGTTGCAAAACCTGATGTAGTTAATGATGCTCGAATACCTCGAGCTCCTGACGCCCCAGCATTCCACGTAAAAGTTTTACCATTAAATATAGTTGCAACTAATACTTGACCAAAATTATCAAGACTCCAATTTCCTGGATCTAATGTAACGGTGCTTGTAGTTCGTTCCGTTCCCCACGTAGAATCTCCCCATAAATAAGTTCCCCAACCATAACCCGTTGTTTGAGTAGTAGGTCCAACCTCAACATAAGGATTAACAGTTGCTGCACCTGCTGCAGTCATACCAGAACCGCCTTCATTTCTTACAGCTTGAACGGTAAATTTATCTACGTCAGGTACAGTTAAAATTTCATAAGCTACTTCTAATTCTGTTGGTGTATAATCTGATGCGCCTGTAACGGTTACACCAGATAAAGTTATATATCTGCCCACAGCTAAACTGTGAGATCCTTTATTAACAGTTAATACATTTGATCCATTAACTGTTGTTAATGTGCATCCTGTAATAGCTGTATCTAATGGAGTAATATCAAAAAAATCATTACCATAATATAAAAACAAACCTTGAGACGTTCCAATAGCAGCATAGCGTTCGCCTGATAATGAAGTCCAAGTTAATTGTGCTCTAGCAGCACCCGGTACTGTTTTAGATGCAGCGGTCAATTGTTCCCAACCACCTATTTTTTCAGGCGCGGTATACCTAAAACGTACAAAATCACCATCTACCCATTGTCCAGGAAGAGCCGAAGGTACGCTTTGTTTATTAAAACCAGGTGCAAAATTTACTTTTTTTAAGGCCATAATCGTGTTATATAATAGTTTTATAGAGAATGAAAGTCTCAATATTATAATGGATAAGACAGTAAATATAAATAATTTTATTGGAGTTTATGATAATTACATCACTAAAGAGGATTGTAATAAAGCAATTAAATTATATGAGGATCAGAATAAATTTAATAATACGATTAATAGAATAGGTTTTGAACAAGCATCTATATTACACAAACAAGATCAACAATATTTTGCTGAACCAAATAATATAGATTTTTGGTGGGAATGGTTAAAACCCATGATATTTAATTTTGAAATAGCTTGGAAACATTATATAGAAAATGTAGGTGCGAATGATGTTTATGGGGTTCCATTTTATTTTACTCAATTAAAAATTCAAAAAACATTACCAACAGAAGGTTATCATGTTTGGCATATAGAACATGGAAAAGGTTTTGATCTTGAAGCTAGGGCTTTTGTTTTTTCTATATATTTAAATGATGTTGAAGAAGGTGGAGAAACAGAATTTCTACATTTTTCAAAAAGAATTAAACCTAAAAGAGGTAGAATTGTTATTTGGCCAGCTGGTTTTCCTTATGTTCATAGAGGTAATTCACCCTTGTCTGGAGAAAAATATATTTTAACTTCTTGGATGATGTTGAGGTAAATGGATCATCTTGAAGCTATAGTAGAAATTAAAAAAATAATTAACCCTAATTTTATTAAAAAAATAATACCTTTAATAAAATTAAAATCTAAAAATTATCTTAAAGTTAACTCAGGAATTAAAAAACAAGTAAGAAATGTAAAAGGTTATCACTTAAATTTTGAAACCCCTACCAATATATTTTACTGGAATTATATAAAAACAGAAATAGAAAGATTGTACGATTATTACAAAATAAAATTTCCTAAAATGTCTAGTTATAAAATAAATCAAATAGATTTATTAAAATACTCTGTAGGAGGTAGATATGAAGTTCACACAGATCATTATACAAACTCTCCTAGACATTTAAGTATTATTATGAATCTAAATGATAATTATGAGGGTGGTGATTTAATTTTTACTGCTCAAAATAAAGAAGAAATAAAAAGATTAAAACTTAGTGAGGGTTCTATTGTGTTTTTTCCCAGTAATTTTATGTATCCTCATAGCATAGAACCTATTACAAAAGGCACAAGATATAGTATAGTTGCATGGTTACAGTAAATAATAAATTAATTAAAAATTTTTTTAATAAAGAAGAACTAACTGTTCTTCAAAAATATTGTTACAACAAATTAGATTTTAATAAAGATTATGTTCTAGATGGTCAATCATTTTCACCAGCCTGGTATCACGATGCTTTAATGAATTCAATGCTAGATACAAAGTTGTCTAAAGTTGAACAAGAATGTAATTTAAAATTATTTCCTACTTACAGCTATTGGAGATACTACGTATATGGAGGCACTTTATCTAAACATACTGACAGACCTGCATGTGAAATATCTGTTACCGCTTGTATTAAAAAACATGATAATTGGCCTATTATAGTTGAAGATAAATCATTTGAATTAGAAGAAGGGGATGCTGTTTTATATGCTGGATGTGAACAAGAACATTGGCGTCCTGGTACATATAAAGGTGAAGGAATAGCTCAAGTATTTTTTCATTACGTCAATCAAAACGGACCAAATAAAGATCACGCATACGATCAAATAAATAAAAATTTGTAAAATTATGAAGAGTAAGATGTCGGTCTAGCACCTAGTCTAGAAATTTTTTCAGCTTCTGTTTCATCTCTATACGTTTCTGAATCTGCAGGATCTTCTATTTTAATATTGTTTGTATCCCAATTTGATTGTAATTGAGTTAAATGTGCTGCATCCCATCTAGTAATAAATTGTGATATATCAATACCTTCATCAGCTAAAGAACAGTGTGCTGTTCCATCTTTATGTTCTACTTCATCAGAAGAATTAGAAGTGCCTGATTGAATAGCCCAAATATTTTGAAAAGCAGTAGTTGCCCA